CCATTATAGTTACATACAACTTTATCATAACTATATTTCAAATCTATTACTTGCTTATTACATCCTGTTAATAATAAAATTGATATTATTAGTAAAATTATTTTTTTTAGCATTTATTCTTTCTCCTTTAATTCGTTTAGTTTATCTATAACTTCTCTAACAAGATTATTTCTATAACCTGCATCTCTATAAACTTTTTTTAAATCTTCTTCTAACCATTTCTCTAATTCACTAATGATATTATTTAATTTTTGATATTCTTTGTATTCAACTACATCAAATTTACCAAAATCAATAGTTTCTAATATAAAGTGTCTTACTTCTTTATTCATCTTTACCAACTCCTTGTAATTTATTTAAAACTTGTTCTAATAAAGCAATACATAATTTCCTATAATCTAATTTGTTATTAGTATAAAATTCTTCGTTCCAACTTACTTCATCATTTGCTTTTAAATGTGATAATTCATGTTGTATATGTTTTGAAGTTTCACTAATGATATAAATTAATCTATCTATTTTAAAAAATTGATTATTGATAGTTTCATCAGCTTTATCTACTACTTTATCATTATGAATAGCATTTTCTTTTAATCTTTTATTTTCTTCTTCTACCTCAAGTCTTTTTTTCCATTCTTCGGCAAGTGTAATTTGTGAACTTTTATATTTTTCTTGTAAATTAGTTATGTAATCCTTTATTTTATTAAATCCATTTATTATATGTTCAGGTGCTTCACTTATTTCAAATAGACTTTCTAATTCATCTAAAATTTCTTTTATTTCATCTTTCATTATTCCTCTCCTTTGCTTTCTAAATATTCTATTTGAGTATTTTTAATATTGTTTAATTGTATCAAGCAATCATTGAAATCATTTTTTAGTCTTGAAATGTATAATGTTTTTTCTAATTCACTTGTCGGTGGGTATTTTTTTATTTCATCAACAAGTTCTAGCATTTTCTTATAATATTTATTAAACTGTCTTATAGGTCTTTTCATTCCTAAATGAACTCTACTCATACTTATTCTCCTTTACTTTCTACTAAATTTAATACAAGTAAATATATTATAATTGTATTCCAAGATTCAAATGTATATGCTATATAACAATATATTAATGATAAACCTAAAATCATAGAGCATTTTAATAAAATATTTTTTAACATACTTAATCTCCTTTGCTTTCTGTTTCTCCACTATGTAAATCTTTATCGCTTTCAAATATAAGTTGTAATTCTAATTTTTCGTTTAAAAATCTATCTATTTTTATATGACAATATTTACATAATTTTATAATAAAATCTAAATCAGGTATCTTATTTTGATTTTTAACAACTTTTCTATAATATGATTTTTCTTTTCCAAACATTGTTGAAAATTCTTCTGTAAATAATCCTAAATATTGTTTTACTATTTCTAAATTGTGTAAAATTATTTCTCTATTCATACTTATTCTCCTTTGCTTTTAATAAAAATTTATTGTTAATCCATCTTTCAACATTTCTTTTAATTGCTCAAAGTAATCATTTACTTTAGCACTCAATGGTTGAGTAGATATATCTATATTTTTAATAACATTATATATTTTTTTGCATTCTTTACTTGTTAATTTTCCATCACAATCACTATGCCATAATAATATACCTAAATCATTATTAGATAAATTTTCTAATTCTTCATATTCGTCTTGTGTTAAAATTTCATTAACATACATTTTCTTGTATAATTCTCCTAATCTATTATCGTAAGCATACGCTATACATTGCCTTAAAAAGCCAAAACTAATATATCCTAATTTCATTTCTCTTTTTTTATTTTCTAACAACAATCCCATATTTTATTCATCTCCTTTGCTTTTAAGATAATCAATAATGGAATTGATTTTATTACAAATAATCACATCTACATTATCTAATATAGTCCATTCGGTTTCTTTTTCACCAAATAATGTAATAGTATTTCCATCATCTTCTATTTTTAATTTTTCAGGTATTTTCTTTTCTTCTTCTATTTCTTCACTTTCAAAATCAATTATTTGGTCAATAGCATTTTTACATTCTTCTATGATTTCTTCAGTAGTCCATTTTTTCCCATAAGTTCTAATGCTTTCAGGCATATCTTCTTCATATCCACAATAATCGTTGCAATGCGCATAATCCCAACCAATAAACCAATTTTCACTATTAATTCCTATTAATTCATTATCACTATATGTTAAGCCACCATTTACATCTATATCACAACCCATTCTATATATTTCATCATAACTTTTTCCATATAATTTATCTTCTTTTGGTATTTCAATATATGCAGTTGGATGTGTTCCTAAATTTAAAACATAATAATTATAATCTTTATATTTATTTTTACATAAAAGTTCTGTTCTTCTTTCTTTTCCATATTCCATTTCTTTTATCTTCATATTCTATTCTCCTTTTTCTAATCATTTAATTTATAATTAATAATAACTTGAATTGTATTTGCATGCATTTCTCCATTATAGTTTCTACCACCATTATGTAATAAATTAACTTCATCAACATAGCAATTATATTCTTTTTCAAATTTATTTATTAATTTTAATATATCTTTTTCAAGTTGTTTTATATCTTCTCTAAATTCTTTCATAATTATTCTCCTTCCTTTTTTAGTAGTTCATCACATATATCTAGAATATGTTCACATAATTGTTCAGGTATCACTGATCGTTCTTTTGCACCTTTTAATCCTTGTGTCCCTGTTCTACTTCCTCTAGGTGCTTTTTCATGACAATTATCTCCGTTTTTACACATAGGCTTAAATTGTGGATTAGGGTGGTTAGTCCAAATATCAGTTGGTTTCATTCGCTTATCTCCATATTGACAATATGTAACTGTATATCTAGGCAAATCTTTCATAAAATCCATTTTTCTTAACCCACCACGAGGATTTTCTATAAAATACAATTTTGGCTGTAATTGTTTTATTAAATCTAGAACATGCTTATTAGTTTTATCACAAAACTTTGCATAATCACTAACTGCATCTAAATTACCAGTTTCATTATTTTTCTTTCTATGATGTGATATTCCTGCGATTGAATAAGTAGTACAATCAGGACTAGCCCATATAATATCAGGAATTCCACCACATAAATTGATAATATCTTCTGCTGATACATTATTTATATCTTCATACAAATCAATATTTTCAAAATCTTTATTCCATTCAATGCTAAATGTTTTATAACCACGCTTTTCAAACGCTTTACTTATAGATCTAGTTCCTGCAAATAATTCAAGCAATATCATTAATTTTTACCTCCATTTAATTTATTCCTATAAAACAAAAGAAACACTTATATAAATATACCAGGCAAATTATTGCTAGATGACCTACCTAGTATATTCGTATAAATGTTTCTTTTGTCATCTAGCATTTTAAGTATATCATTTTTTAGATAATAAGTCAATTATTTTTGCACCCATTTGTTTTTTAGGCACTAATATAAAATTCACATTGTATTTTTCTTTCATAGTACAGAATATCTTAACTAGGGTACTGCCTTTTACTCGTGTTCTTTTGCTAGCCCAATTTTGCAAATCTTCCAATGTTTTAACTTTGCCACTGTTTATAAGAAATATAAACTTTTTTGCACCTAATTCCTGCCCCTTAAATATTTCTTTTTTAACACGATCATGCGAAGCAGTATTACACAAATTCCCAGCAATTTCTTCAATATCTTTTTTTGTATCAATAAGAATTGAATAATCTAAATACATACCTTTTTCATTATCATATCGTAATGCCATGTAATCAGCACTTGGCAATGTTGTGCGAATATGTAATATGCCTTGCTTGTCAAATTCTTTTAAAATATGTTCTTCTTTCTGTTGCCTTGTATCCGTAAGCAACACAAACTTATTCATTTGAATCACCTACATTATCAAGTGTTAATTGCCTATAAGGTTTAATTCCTAAAACTTCATAGCTTTCTTTAAAATATTCTTTAACAAAATTAAATTGATTTTTATTTAATAATGTTAATTCTTTTTCAGTATCGTGTTTATATGAGCCATAAGGGCACCCCATACAACCTGTTCTACAAATGTGGTTATATACTTTTGGTATTTCTATGTTATATTTTTTATATATTTTATCTAATAATTCATCAGATAAATCGTGTAATGGTACAAATTTTTTGTCTTGTGTAAAACAAGAAGTATATTTTGTTTTTCTTAAAGCACTTTCACTACCTCTTACACCTAATATTGCTTTTAATCCTGTTTGTTTTTCAAATTCTCTTGCAGGTTCTTTTTTTAAATATTTGCAACATTTTGGACTTACTCTATGTAAATTCCCACTTAACAATAATGTTCTTGCTTTTTTAGACAAACTAAATTTAGTCCAACTTCTACCACTGCTATCATAACCATTTATTCTTTCCATTACACTTTTGCATCTGCTTCCTCTTTGGTATCTATCTATAAAATCATCTTGCATTTTACTAAAGCAAGGGCTACCATATTTTTCTTTTATTTCAAAAGGTTTTAATTTAGGCTTTAATACTATATCACTATTTTTAAGTATTCTATCTCTTATTTCGTGATGTTCCATATAAGTATTTATTCCAACTATCTTTATGTCATCTCTTTTAAGATATTCCTTAATAAACCAATATAAGAAATGGCTGTCTTTTCCACCACTATAACTTAAATAATAAGTATTAGGTTTTATTTTATCAAATCTGCTTTTTAAATCTATTAAATAAAAATCTACTTCATCTACTTTCATATCTTCCCCTCCAATTTAATCAATCTCAACTGCTTTGTATCTAAATTCAACAAAGCCCTCATCTTGACAATCACCAAGCACTTCTTTTGCATAGCCACCATGTGGATTCTTTTTATCTCTCATTCTATATCTAACAAAATTACACGCTTGTTTTTCACTAACTGCCCACACATCACCTAAATATATTTTTTTATAATCTTCTGCATAGCAACCATTACCCTTGCCTACATAATATACATCATAATGTTTTTTAGGTTTCTTCATTTCATTCCTCCTTAAATAACTTATCTGCATTATCATATATTTCATTTACTTTATTTCTAAAATCATTAACGCTTACTTCTCTAACATACAAATCATTTGCCAAATCAAATACTTTTTCAATAATCCATTTGTTTTTTTGCCCTTCATTGTATAACTCAATTAATTGCTTTTGGTACAATTCAAATTTACTTGGTGCAGGTTCTACCTCTATAATCCATTCTAGGTATTTAAAAAACTCAAATTTGTTTTTCACGATAGAATACATTAAGTTAAGGTCAAATGTTCCAAATTTGCCATAAAATGCCTTAATAAAGTGCCAAAACCTTTTATGCTTTATAAAATGTTTATCTTCTAATATTACTTTTTCCATTAATTCTGGTCTTTGTAATAAACAAGATAATATATTAATTTCTAAATCTTCATATTTATACATATATACCTCCTAATATAATATAATCTAACCTAAATCTAACCTAAATCTAACTTAATTCTAACCTACAAACCCTTGTAAAATATAGTGTTCTAACCGTTCTAACCAATTTTTCTATATACACTATATATAAGAAAATTATTTTTTTTATTTTTTTCTATATATAAGTGTATATCCTAAAAATGGTTAGATTGGTTAGTTTGCCTTATTTATCAAGGAAAACAGGTTAGTTTTTTAGATAGTTTTTGGTTAGTTTGAATTTAATATTAGGTTAGTTTAAGTTTTATGTATGTTCCTTTTTCTTTTCTAACAGTAGTACAATGCACAAATTTTCCTTGTGAATTTACTTCTAAAAATCCACTATCTGCCCATTCTTTTTTTACTGTATTAAACTCATACCCACCTTTTAATAGTTCTCTATATAATATTTGAGCATTAATTGTACATACATATTCATTTTTATAACCCCAGCATTCTCCAAAATTAGTTTCATCAAATCTTTTCCAATTAGCATTTATTATGCTAATAATATAATCTTTTGCTTTCATAGCAGTTTTAATTTCATTTTTATCATTAATATATTCTTTAATATCTTCCACTTGCAATATATAATCATCTTCAAATATACATTCATTTGCTAATTCATTTGCTAATAATATACTTGCCAATGATCCTGCTTGTTTATCAGTTGCATTTGTTTCTTCAAGTATTTTGTTATTAATTACTTTAAATCTTTCAAATATTTTATCAAACCCAAGTTGCTTTATGTATTTAATGTATTCACGCCCAGCAAATCCATAATTTTCTTTTATAACTCTAGCAATATCTTGACCATTGTCAATTATTTTTTCACCAATCTCTAAGTCTATAACTCTATTGTAAACTTGTTCCCCTGCATTTTCTTTTACCAACTTATCATTGCTAGTAAATAGAAAATTGTTATACCATACCTTAACTTCTTTTGCTTGGCTATTTTTATTTAATCTACCTTTTTCAGTTCCATTACATAAATCCATAACCAAACTCTCTAAATCTAAATATTTTGACCTTTTAACAATTTGCAATTCATCAAAATAACAAGTAAAATTTCTCATAAAACTTGCAACTACTGAATAATAGTTTTGTGTATTGTTACTTGAAAGCCTTAATGCCCCAATATCAGGATTGCCCCAAATTGACATTGCAACCATACAAGACAAAGTTTTACCATTTCCAGATAAAGAACTCCAAAGATTAACCATATAAGGTTGTAGATTAAGTTTTTCAAGCAATGGACTTGCTAATGTAGTTGCCATTAATAATTTAATTACTTTGTGTTGCCTTAATTCTTTAATAGTTTTCTTCCATTTTTCATAGTTGCCTTTGCTACCAATTGATTTATAAATATTTCTAAAATCATCAGCACCATCAAATATTCCATGTGAATCATAAGGTACAAAGTCATTTTCTTTCCAACCAATGTGTGAAATACTATCTAATTTTTTAATATTATTAATATTCATTATTTCATTAAAATAATTTATATAATATCTAACATTTTCACTTGTAACATCAAGCCCATCATCACTTAATAAAAGCATTTTTTGATTAATTGCTAATTGACTTTTGTCTACAATTAATTCTTTCCACTCATTCTCTTTGTAAAATATGATCTTAACTTTTTCTTTACCAGTATCTTCATTAATATATCTTTCAACTGGTAATACTGGAATATAACTAAATTTTGTGTTAAATCTATCAGTTATTCCATTAATTGTGCAAGTATAATTTCCCATATTGTAATTTTCAATATCATATTTACATTTTGGCAACTTCAATCCATCACTAATATCAATTTTTTCTTTTAATAAACCTTGATATTTTTTTAAACTATCTTTAAATCTTTTTTCTACGCCAAGTTTTCTTGCTTCAATAAATAGTTTATCTTCTTGTTCTATTCTATCAATTTCATTTTTGCTTAAAAGGTCAATAAATGTTTGTTTAGAAAATAATTGTTCTTCTGTCATATTTATTTCCCTTTCTATTTATTATTTATTGGTTTTAAAACTATTTTATCTTCATAAATTTCCATATAAAAATCGTATCCCCATTGGTCAACAATTTTCTTTGGAATAATTATTTTGTTTAATGTTTTATCAACATGTTTTTGATAAATCAATTTTGGTTTCTCCATATTCTTACCTCCTCTATATTTTCAATACCATTATATAACCAACAATGGTATTTTGTCAATACATTTTTACACAAAAAAAGAACCTATTTATAGGTTCTATATCTATGAAAGAAGGTGAAACGATGTCACTTAGTTCACTTCATTAGCAGCATATTAATTATAACACATGTTTAATTAAAATGCAAGTTCATCATCAGCAATTTCTACTGTGTCGCCAAAATCTACATATTGATCGTTGGATTTTCTTGTTTTGTATTCTTCATAATCAACTGTTGTTCCATCAAGTAATTTTACTTTTGGTATTTTAACTTCATTTAACTTGTCTAGGCTTCTAAATTGTACTAATTTAGTTGCAGTTTTAATTTTGCCTTCATTATCTTCATATTCTTCTAATCCATAAACTCCACATAGTTTTTTACCAATTAAAGTTTTTTCATCAAAGTTCCATGTGTAACCTGGATTAGATTTTTCAACACAAGTTGTAAATCCTTTATACATAGCCACACAAGTATCATCTTCTTTTAATGAAATATATTTTGTACTTGCTGGACTCCATTTTTTATCTTTGTTTGTATTATTATCAAATTGTCTTTGATAAAATCCTTTTTGCTCATCATTTCCTGCAATATCAACTTCTACTTTTAATGAAGTTGTACCTGTCATACCTGTATATTCATAAGCATTTTTTATAACAACCTCATGCCCTCCTAATTTTAAACTTTCATAATCTCCTGTGTTAGCTTGAACACTATCCCAATTTTTTGGTTTTTGCATATTATTTTTCCTCCTCTATTTTTAAATTTTCAACTTTTTCTAATACTAATTGCATATTGTCAGGCGTGCATCTAATTATTAATTCTGGAAATTCTCCACCTTTTTGTTTTAATTCAAAACTTGTAATTTTTTCACTAAGGTCTACGCCATTAAAATATATGTGTGTTATGCTATTTTCGTTTTTTACTTCAAACATATTATTCTTCCACCTTTTCTTCAGTTTTATCTAATTCATAATATTCTCTTACAACTTTATCAAATTCTTTTAAATCATTTTCCATTGATTCTTCATTAAACATTCCAAATGGTGTTTTTACACAATCTTGACCATTTGTTTTTAATCTAAATATATAATTACCATTTTCAAACATACTTCTTATGCATATAGTAAACATACCTTGAATATTTACTTTGTCATCTAATAACTTGCCTATTGTTTTTGGCTTAACATTTCCATTTTCATCAGTATCTTCGTGCATTATTAGATATACTGTCTTTCCACCTTCTATATTTTTAATGCCATTTATAAGATTCCAGAAGTTGTTTGCAAGTTCATTATATTTATCAAATCCCTTAACACTTGTTTTATTCATAAATTCATTAGTAATTAAATAATTTGCATCATCTATAACTATTGTTTTTCTTTCTGTCTTTGCTATTGATTTTAAAATTGTATCGTAATTATCACACTTTGGTGCATTAATGTCAGTTTTAAATGGTAATGGTTTACCAAGCACATTTACAACTGCAATTTCATCTTTTTTAAAATTTCTTAATGAAGTGCTTTTACCACTTCCTGATTTTCCAATTAATAATATTGGTACACTATTCATATTAAACACTCTCCTATTCTCTAATATATTTTTAACTTCTTTTTTTAAATAAGGTATTTCTATAATTTCATAATTTTCAATATTTTCACTAAACCATACAATAAACATTTCTTCAATTTGCAAGTTGGTGTATTTTTCAACTATGTATTTGTATATGGATAATTGAATGTAGTAGTGATTTAATGTAAAATCTTTTAAATGTTGCAAAGGTACTTTCATTTGCTTTGCATAGCGTTCATTTTTATGTATATCACTATTTGTTTTGTAGTCTACTAACACCAAGCCACCTGTTAATTTATTAATAAAGAGATGGTCAATAGCACTTGCTATGTCATATTCAGCAGAACCTATTACATATTCATCAGCAAGATGTTCTAGTCTTTCATAATAATCGTTGTAAAAGTTATCTGCTTGGTCTAATATCCTGTCTAAAGGCGTTTCTAACCCATTTGTAAACTTTTCTATCTCATCTAATACATTTTCTTTATTCCACAAACTTTGTGCATATAAATGTCCTAAATGCCCTTTATCACAGGCATATTTATTTTTTTGCTTCCACTCATCTAATACTTCTTGAATTGATTTATTCTCTTTAATTGCTACTTTTTCGGCAACTGCTTGACTATCAAATTCATTAGTATAATCTTCTATTAATCTAGTAACTGATATTCCAACTCGTTTACCTTTGTATTCATAGTGATGGTCTTCTTCAAAAAATTTAAAACCTCTAAATGCCTTATTTAATTCTTTTAAATAATCTTGTTTTGTCATTGATTCTTCCTTTCAATTAGGATCATCCTAATATATGAAGTTAATGACAACCCTTTTGATTTTGCTTCTTCTTGAAGCTCTTTTTTTAAGTTATCATCAATGTTTAAAAACATTCCTTATCCTCCTTTCATTATAATTATAATATATTTTAAATATATTTGTCAACACTTTTTGATATATTTTTAATATACATTTTGCAATTTAAAAAGCATTATTTATTTCTATTAATGCTTTCTTTTAACCTGTATTCAAATTCAACTTTCTTGTCTTTAAATACATAATGCTTGCACCATGAACATATTGCTTTGTTGAATTTGCTAAATATTACGCTATGCCCACAATTAGGGCATAATATTCTGGAGTTAGTAACATTATCATACATTTTAGTCATTTCTTTAAAATTTTGCATTTGTTATCCCTTTTCTTTAATTCTATACTTTTAATTTCTTTATAGTTTAATTTTTCTAACATATCTTTCAAATTTTTTAATTCTACAATAAATCTAAATGTATCTTTTTTCGTTTTAATTTCTAAATCATAATTAATCTCGGTTTCCATCATATTTCTCCTGTATTTCCTTTGCTTGTTTTACTAATTCATCAACTTGTTTCAATGGATTGTCAAACATTGCATCTAGTTCTTTTAAACGCATTTCATCTCTTTTATCATCAGTGTAATATGATTCATCTTCTAAATATTCTTCTTCGTATTCTTCTTCGTTCATAATATCTCCTTTACTAATTTAATTAAATCTTTGTAAACTCTAGTTTTCTTTATATAAACATCAACTTGCTTTTCTTTTTCATAAAAATCAGTTTCTATTAGCATTTTTGTCAATGTCATTATTAATTCTTCTTTTCTTTTTTCTTGCTTGTTTTTTTTCATAATTTAGCATTCTCCTTAATAATTCATTTGGTTCTATTTTTAAATAATATGCCAATGCCAATACTAAATCCACAGGCATTTTATTAATTGGTATTATTCCACTTGCATATCTATACAAACGCATATGATCCAATTTTAAATCATTTTGAATTTTATATATACTAATAGTTTGTTCTTCATATAATTTTATCATTGCCTTTTGTAGTTCCTTTCCTTTTCTTCTAATTCATCTTCTGCTTTACAAATTTTTAATGCTTGTTTATCAGTAATTCTTCCAAGTGTTTCATTAATAAAACCAATTTGTAATTCGTGCAATTCTTTAGATGTTTTGCATTTTTTAATCATTTTATCTAGTTCTTCATTACTTATCATTTTAATCTCCCTTCCTGTGCTTCACTAAAGCAATATTCACAATATTTTCCTTCATAAACCCCATTGTCATCAAAATCACCAATTGATTCCCCACAAATTTCACACTTTTTATCTTCATCTTTAAAATTATATGTATTTTTTATAATATTCTTAAATATTTCTTCACTCATTTCCTTAAATCCTTTCTAATTTTATATTTATTTGTCAAATTTGGCTTGTTTTTATAATTTTAGTATAATTCTACTAATCAATTAAAATGTTTCTTATTTCGTTTAAAAATGCCTTTGTATTAAGTCTTACATATTTTACTGCATATCTAGTTATAAATGCCATTGTAAAATATACAGGAACTTCACATAATGTTAATTCGTTAAAATTATGAAGTGCTATTGCTACAAATCCATAAACTAACATTGCTACAAATATTATATTTTCCCATTTTATTCTTTTCATTTCTTTCACCTTCTTCCTTCTTTTATCTTACAAGTCAATATTATCATATATGAGTATAGTTTGTCAATAGAAAAAAGTAAGAATTAATCTTACTTTACATTTTTGATAAATTGTTTATTTGTTTCATGCGATTTTCTAAGTTTGTTACTTGCTTATTTAATTCATCATTTTTCTTTTTTTCTTCTTCTAATGCTTTTTTTAATATATCAATTTCATTTGCTTTTTTAGGCAATAATTTTTCCCATTCAGGATTATAAGCAATCCACAGATCTTTCTCTATTTCATACCAAGTATAATTATTTGCCATTGCTTCCTGTAATATATTATATATTCCAACATTAACATAACCTAGTATAGTGCCTTTTAAAGATGGTTCTTTTCTTCCGTTTAATATTGTTGCAATAACTTCTATTTGATTTACATTTTCATTTCTTTGTACAGGTGTTCCAACTCTATCGCTTGGGAATACATAAGTGTTGTAATCATAATAAGTTCTATTATTCATTGATTTAGGATAATCTGCATATTTAAACCAACTAAAATGTAAATGTATTCCTGTTGCATTTCCTGTTTTGCCTAGCATACCAATTTTAGTATTTGCATTTACTTTTTGATTTTTCTTAACACTTATACTTGCTAAATGATAATATAATCCAACCATTCCTAATCTTGGGAAGTATACATATACAAATTTCGCACCACTTGTATCAGTACCACAATTTAATACTTTGCCATCTTCTATTGCATAGCAAGGAACTGATTTTCCTTGTGCAGAATAATCAACTCCATTATGGAATTCGCCTTTTTGACCTGTTATTGGATTTGTTCTATAACCAAAAGGGCTAGAAATCCATATTGTTTTGCTTTTATCATTTTCATACAAATCGTGAAATAGTTTTAAAGCATTACTTTTATTCATTACTGTTGCCATATTATCCCAACCCTACATTAGTTTGTATATCTTCTTTGCTATCTTCTTTTAACTTCGCTAAATTGTGAAATAAATCGTAAGTACCACCTGCACCTATTCCACTTAATGCTATTGCAACAGAAAAATCTCCTGTTATTATCCATTCAACTCCTGCTACAATTAATCCTATTGCTAAATTTTGTAAAGGGATTAAATTATTATTAACCCAATTTGATTTTTTTGATACTATTCCAAGTACCCAAGTAACAACCATTGTTACTATTACTATAATTTGATTTAATTCCATTTTAAATTCCTCCTATTTTTTTAATTAAGAACTGTTACATTTAAATTTGATTTAATTTTATATTTTATTTTTTCTATCATATTAATTCTCCTCTAATAATTTCTATATTTATAT